TTCCGTAAATAACGTCTGGAACATTCTTTATATTTGTACCAACTCTTTCAACGGGAATAGCCATTGATCCAGGTCTGCTGCCAATAAGGAACTCAAAATCATCTTTAGCCATTGGTGCTTCTGTAACTCTAGAAAGACCCCCTGACTCTATTTCAAATTCGTATTTTTTGTTAAAACTTTTTGCTGATTTCGCCGATTGGTCAGCAACTTCAGCTTCTAATGTTTTTGCTATAGCTTTAGGTTTGTATGCGAACTTCCCTACACCAACTAGTACAGTTTCTAGTACTGCACCAACAGCAAATTCTGTTGCAGCCCTGCCAAGGCTATCCGTAAAATCAACCTGAGCTTCTGGGGCTAAACCTTCGAACATAAAAGGAATACCTTCCTGAGCAATTACTGACTGAAATTCTCTAGCTGCTGCTCCAGCAGCAGGACCTACTGTTCCAAGGGTAAGAAGAGATGCTCCACCAGTAGGAGCAGCGGCCTTAATTACGGCAAGGGTTGCACCGACTTCCGCCCCAAGGGGAAGAACCTCACCCATCATGTCTCCTGCATCCCTAGGTCTGAATCCTTTTTCGTCTACTTGAACAACTTTCCCGTCTCGGTATCTTATATAGTCTTCAGGTCTGCCGTTTATTTCTAAAGTTTCAAGCTTTCCGCCTGTAGCATTTTCTAGAAAAACTCTTCTAGCCTCTGGTGAAGCTAAAAGAGAAAGCTTTGACCTAACACCATAAGAAAGTCCAGAAGTAGTGTCTAGATCTTCTTCTGGAATCATCAATGCAGAAGCTATAAAAGGTTCCTTTGGACCCTTGCCAAGTCCTGGAATTTCTGTCTGTTGAGGAGAGTACTGGTCAATTTCTACTGTTGGATCAAATCTAGATAGAATTCTTTTGGCTTCATTAGACTTTTCTATTTTAATTTCCTTGTCTTTTCTGGACTGCTTTACGCCCAAATACATTTTCTGAAGCTCTTCCTGTTGTTTATCCACGGGAAGAGACTGCAAGAATTTTAAACCTTCTTCAGGAACCTCAAATATTTCATCCAGATATTCTATATCAACTACTTCAGACATATCAAAAGCTTTAAAATTAAAGTTATTCGCTTGTAGGGACTAATCCCTCGACGGTATTGAACTGATAAGAGGTTCTGTTTGTATCTTGCCTAAATACAGGCCCTAATCCGCTTGTAGGCCTTAATGATGCACTAGGTGCACCGTCAGGAACCATAAAACTTTCAAAATTGTCAATTTCGTAAGACTTAGCCAATGCACCAAACTCCTCCCTAGCTATCTGTTCTGTTCGGGCAAGTCTTCCTTCCATAACTTGTTCGACTTGTATCATCGTATCTAAAAGCGTACGAGTAGGAGCAATCTCTCCGTCTTCGTTAATAATTGCACCAAATAAATTTTCAAGCAAAGTAAGCTCTGCCTGTGTTAGCTGACCAAACCCCGAAGATCCGTCCTTAGAGTTTCGCCTCATAGCAATGAGCTGGCTTGCTCCAACTTGTCCACCAAGGGCTTTTACTTTAGCAATAACGTTCGCGAACTCTGATCCCCTGAACTTAGACTCTAAAAGCTGATCTATGGTTTGACTTCGTCCACTAGCAACATAATCTTCTAGGAATGTTCTAAGCTCGCCAGCAGTTCTTCTTATCCTATCTTGTGAGTTCAAAGTTTCCTTTGTCCCGTTAAGACCTTTTAAGAAACTGGATTTTTTACTGAAGTATAACTCTTTGACCTTTTCAAAGTTCATTTCTCCCTCACCTAGCTTTTGTCTAGCCTCTCCTTTAGCTTTTGCAATTTCAGACAGTCTGTCAGTAACGGATGATTGAAGGCTGCTAAAATCTTCTTTATTAAGATTTTTATATTTATCAGGAGAACTATTGTAAACTTCTAATACTTTATCATAAACAACACTAGGAGTTATTCCCTCTAAAGTATCAACATCTTTTACTGACCCTCCTAGATCCCTTACTACACTAGCTCTAAGATTTGAAAATTCAGCACCTTTTACGCGATTAAAATTATCAAGTTGTTCTTTTTCTTCTTCGTCTTTCTTATCCTTCTTAAATTTTTTCCTAGCAAGTTTATTTGCCTGTCCTTGAAGAGCAAGCTCCTGCGCCTTATTTCTTTCATTGCTTAGAGCGGTCATTAGATCTTGGACTTGAGACATAGCTTTGTCTGCCCCAACCGCCCCAACTAAGTCAGCAGCACTAAAATTAACATTTTTAAGCTTAGGATTCATCTGCTTAAGGGATTCCAGAAAAGGAGTTACAGCAGCTATAGCTTGCTGTTTCTTTTGTTTATCTAGTTCCTTCTGCTGCTTTTGTGCAGCTAACTGAGATATAGTCCCAGTAATGTTTTGGAACGCCTGATCTTTCATCTGGCTAGCTTGAAGCAAAGGTGTAATATCAGGAGTCATCTCCCGAACTGATGGTAGTTGTCCGAATCTCATAATAATTATCCTCCTCCTGTTATATATTTTTTGTACAAATCTTCAAGAGTATCATCTTGCATAACAAATTGGTTTTCTTTCTTTTGTCCTATTCCAAGATTTTCTTTCGTAGTATCTATTAAATCCTTAAATCCAAAAAGATTTGATTCGTACGCACCAGAAACGGCATTAACCGTTCCAAGGATTTTGTTTATATCTGATGCACTTTCTTGAGACGCTAGAAGCTGTTGGTTGAATTTGTTTTGTATATCCGCTTGATCCATCTTAAAAATGTCAGAAAAAGAAGGCAAAGCACCTTCCATTGTTGCAGCTATACCTCCACCAAATTGAATACCTGGAGCAATGTTTGATGCGTTAATACCAGCTGTAATGAACGGTTGTCTGCGGTTGTACATCATCTGGTTCATATCAATAGCGGATTGTGCTACCGCAGGATCAAACTGCCTTCCACCAGCAACCTGACTACCCATGAGGGAATCCATAACCCTTCTTTCTTCAGAAGGATCTAGGACAACACCAGCTTGAGTAATTTCTTGAATGGTTGGAACAGAGCCATCGTTGATGCCCACTGATCTCCCGTATGACATTAGCTGTTCGTCTGTGTACTGCCGTGCTGCACCAAATAATGCAGAACCAACTCCCTCAACAAAAAGTCCGAGGTTTTCTGCGTATATCGCTGCTGCCTCTGGTCCCTGTTCTCTAAGAATGTTGTAGTACCCTTCAAGCCTACTATCCATCCCCGAAGAACCTTGATTAGATCCTGAGGTGCTAGTGTCGTAATTAATTCTTTCGTCGTCTGCCATAAGTGTATTTGCACCTCCTAAAAAGGTTCCTTCTCCCGTTATATCATCTCTTAAAATTCCTACCGCTGCACCGCTGTCCATTACTGTTGCCTCATCAGCGTCTGCTATTTTCCCAACCACGCCTCCACCCATTGATGAAGCTGAACCTACAATATTTTTGCCGAAGTTTAATGCACCAGAGGTTAGTGCCTCAGTGTTGAAGGCATCTGCTACCTTTTGGTGTACTGGTTTACCGACAGGGCCATCTTCACTTGTCCCGAAACTCGGAAGTTCTATAACTTTATCTGCCAGATTCCCTGCGTTATTTAGTGCGGCTTTAGGTTTCCCTTTTGCAACATTCTTACCAGCACTAAATGCTTCTTTGCCAATATCGACTACATTCCCAACTTTATTTTTTGCGACATTCGTAATTTCTGAACCTACTTTTTGAAAGAAGTTTTGCTGAGAAGAACCTGGATTCAGCCCAAGGATTTCATATAGATAATACGTTTCGAGATCCATCCCAGCTTTAGCAGCTTCTTCAGCAGCTTCTGGATTGTTCCTTGCGAACGTGCTGACCTGACGATCCAGGCTGTCTCCTGTACCCCATGTGTTTGCAATTTCGTTAGAGGCCGAAATTGGGCCTATATCAGGTATTCCTGGTGTTATTAGATCGCTCATGTTATCCTTCTAATGTTTGAACTCTAGCTTCTAAAGCCTCGATCTTGGCTACGGCTTCTTGCAGTGCTGCGGTAAGAAGCGGTACTAGTTTAGATTGGTCAATGCCTTGATAGTCAGGAACACTGCGAGTGTCTTTCACTGCTTCAGTAACTAGAACGCTTTCTGTGTACTCTTCCTGAGCGGGAGTAAGCTCATTGCCGTCTTCATCGTAAGTAGCTTCCACTGCTGGATGCACGACGTCTTCATAGACCGCAGGAGAAACCTCGTACTCCTGATCTTTCATTGCATCCTTAGTTCCTGTTATTGCTTCTGGAACAATATCTGAAACTTCGTGAGCAAAGAAACCATCTACTACCCTATCGGTATTCTTTTTGAAATTAAAGCGATACGGTTTAAGTTGATTTAAGCGATCAATGCCATCCGAAATATCTACTTCATTTTCTTTTAAACGATAATCAGAAGAGGTGTTAAACGCTGTAGCACTAGAAGTGATTGTAATATCTCCAACAATGTTATCTGCATCTCCGCTTTGACCGTTTAAGTCTGAAAATACTACAAGTTTATCGCTTTGAGCGTTAAGCGTAGTGTCTGTGGCAAGATATAAAGCCCACGAGTTTTTACGACTCATGTATAAGGTTGATCCGTTCGATCCACCATCTTCAAGAATTGCACCAAATGTACCAGCACTATAACCAGGAAACGCCCCCGCTCCTGTTCTGTTATGGATTAAATCCTCGTCTAAAGTTAAATCATTAACAAAACGACCAGTGCCATTTACATCGAGCTTGTAGGTAGGCGTAGAGTCGTTAATTCCGACGTTTCCAGTATCGCCATTAATCCGCATACGCTCCGTAACAGTTTTATTAGTTCCATCAGTTGTTGTCGCCCAGTTATTATTGGCGTTGAATGTAATATACCCTTCTGGGTATTGCCAAATCTGGGTTGCTCCATCTCGTGAATCGTTATTAAAGGATGTCCAACCAGCAGTACTTCTATATCCGTTTCCGTTTAGAGTAAGAGCATGAGATCCGCCTGAGTTTAATATGCCGTAGTCAGAAATATTGAGCCAAGTTGTTGTAGACGTCCAGGCATCCGAATCGCGTTTAAGAACAAGATTTGCTCCAAGCGTCGCATGGCTCGACAGGTTTAACTCCCCAGTAACATCAAGAGCTACACTTGGACTGGTGTTTAAAATTCCTACTCTATTGGCAGAAACATCGGTAAAGAACGTACCTGAGTCGAAGTTTACATCACCAGACGCAGTAAGCGTTGTGAACGCTCCGCCTTCTCCTCCGCCAGTAGCTGCATCCACATACGCGGTGGTAGCCACTTTAGTGGAATTGTCTCCATCACTTTGAGTAGTTGCAGTAACGCCGTTTGCTAATACACCTGAAAGGGATGTCACTGTCACAGTACCATCGACATCTAAATCGCCGTTAAAATCAACATTACCAGCAACCGCTAGTGTTGTTGCCATGTCTACCGCACCGTCAATATCTACTACGTCTAAGTTAGTAGTTCCGTCTACGTCTATATTGCCAACAATCTCAAAACTATCATCCGTCTTTAGGGTATCCGCCGCAGAGCGATAAAGATTTACATCCTGAGCCGAACCAAAGGAAATTTCGTTATCATTAAACGCAATTTTAGATGTAGCCCCTGTATTCCAAAACTCGTGTTCGTTAGCAAAATAATGAATATCATTACCAGTTGAAGACGCTGTAGAACCGTACAGTTTTATCTGTCCACCTGCATCTGTGTTTCCTCCACGCAGAGTAAGATCTTCGCTGTTGGATATAGTTCTGATTATTGGTGTGGCATCAGATATAGTAATTATACCACCAATGTCTACGTCTCCAGATATATCTAGTTCTGTAGCAACAACCTTGTCATTAAACGTAGCAGCTCCAGCGGCTGACATATCAAGCGTAAGTGCTGTAACAGTAGATCCGCCATCGTTGCCTTTAAAAATTATGTCAGCATCGCTTGTGTTTGAATGAATTGTAACTGAGTCTCCAATAACATCTAATTCAGCAGCTGTACCTAAATTAAATACAAACCGCTCTGTTCCACCGTCTTTGATCCTGACCTGCGCGCCATCAGCATCCAAAATAATATCTCCAGCAGCATCAATAGTAACATCTGTATTGTCTGCTATGATGGTGTCTACGGCAATCGATCCAACATTAGTAATATTGTTATCGTTAAACGTAGTAGCACCCAGGCTAATAGTACCAGTAGCTGTCAGATTAGATGTTCCGATGTCTACGTTACCACGGACTTCTAGCTGGCCACTTCCGTTAAGCTCTACCCCGTTATTCGCTACTGCTCCAGCCGCGAACGTAGCGCTATCAACAAGTGCATTTAGGTTCGTTGATGTTATTTGATCGCCATCGGCGTAAGTTGTTCCTTTGCTTAATATAGCCATTATTCTGCTGTTCCTGAGTTTCTAAATGTTGTAGCTCCTGCCACCTTCAAAGATCTAAATTTTGGTCTTCCTAAAGTGGTGTCTAATGTAAATTGTAATCCGTACGCTCTTTTGTTTCCAATTCTTCCTCTTATTGAGTAGTCTTCTCCTGCCGTTAATTGGCTTCCGTTGTTAAAACTTGCCAGTGTACCAAGGTCTATGTTACTGTCTACGTTTTCTGTTTCCGCAGACATATTTGCATTGCTGGGAAGTGACGCCTCGGACTCAATGTGCAACTCAAAATTGTTCCACTTTTTTCTATCTATAGATTGAAGTGTGTACATTCTCGTGGTGGCCGAGGAAACGACTCTTTCTGATTTAGAAGCAGATCCAACCTGTACGGTGTATGTATCATTTCCTCCAGCTCCTCCCTCGATCTTATGTACGCCTCCTGTTCTGTTGGTTGCGTACACTCCTCGGTTTTGGCCTTTACCAGCCACGGTTAGGTGGGTGAAGTCCCAAGCAGTATCGTTTACGGAATCTACGGACTCCCAACTTTTGTTAATAAAATTGTAAATGAGAAGTGTGTTGTTAGTTGTCGAACTTCCAGTTGGTACAGCTATAAAATATCTGTTATCGAAATATACAGCTACAGCGTTCTCTGCATAATCTTTGTTTATATCCTTAATGGTTGCTTCAATAGTTGCTGAAAGAGGTAGATCTCTGCCACGAAGGTTGTACAGATCCTGGAAGTCTACACCATAAATACCATTGTCGGACAAGAATATAAGATTGTTAGCTACTTGAACTATACTTTTTTTAGCCAGGCATCCTACTTCATCTGTTATTAGAGTACTTTTAGAATGCTTCAATACTAGACTATTGCTAATTAAATGTATACTACTTCGGTTAAAAACAACCAGCTTATCTTCAGAAAACGAGTGCAGACCTACGATAAAATCAGAAGTTCCTGCGTTCAGCCTAAACTGACCAAACATAAAATCGTAAGTATCACTATCTAATATCTGAGAAAATACAAGCTCATCATGTATATTTCTATCGGTAATTGTTGTACCGCTAGTATCCTCATCCATCGAGTACCTGAACGGAACTACTATTCTTCTTTGATGGTATGCTCCAAATGGAGGAGCTGGCATATGAATAAACCCAGAACCTTCTGATGCTTTTTCTAAGAAAGTTGGAGTAGCTAATAGTGTATCTTTTGACGTCTTGCTTCCATCTGTACATTCAGCAGGTACTGAGAACGTAAAACCTTTTTTAAGTCCTACAGTGGGAGATCCACTAGGAGCTTGGCTGCTCAATGTTCCAGATATATAAATTGAGAATGTTGTGGTGCTACCTATCTCAGCTACGATCCTGTTACCATCAACAGATGTATGGTAGTTCGCTATACTAATAGGGTCACCGACCTTTAGCTCGTGTCCTGATGATGTAGTGAACGTGGCTTTGTTGTACCCAGTAAAAGACCCTGTTCCAGATGTAGTGCTAAGACTAGTTGTACTTATCGTCAGTGGGCTGTCGTCTGTAACAAAAACTTCTTTTACAAATAACTCGAAGTCAAAGCTTCCAGGAGGCTCATCTCTTGGAACAGGTTGTCTTAGTCCAGACCCACTAATGTCATACCCAGTTTCATCAGGGTCTGTAATATCTGCATTTACACCGTTTTTTATAAATATAGAAGTACCCTGGTTGAGTGATCCAGTTTCAGATACTACCGTTGCTAGCTGGTTCACTATTTGAAAGCTTCCAGCAGGTACTATAATATCTTCGGGATCGGTAAAAGATCCGTTTTCTACTCTAGTAAATTCGGGATCTCCAGTTATGTCACCATCCCACTCTAAAGCGACTTTACCGTCTCTAAAGATAAATACCTTATTGAATGCTTGTAGCGCCTGTCCTCCCACTGCATTTATCCCAATGGGGTAGTCTATATCTAAGACGGAACTATCTGATGTTTTTACAATAGATGCCTTATTGGTTCCTACGCACAGTACATAACTTTCCGAATTGTTATTTGGATCGCTGTACTCTATCGCATCTTCGATTTCATTGATAGCGGTGTCGTCCAGGTGTGGACCTCTAACAGTACCCACTGTGGTTATGATGGAAAGTCCAGTAATGACTACTGTGATTCTGTCATTGGTTGGAGCAGATGCTATAGCGTAGTTCCCGTCTATCGGAATGACAGAACCTTCTGCATTGGTTCCCGCAAATCCAGTAAGGTTCACTGCTTGGCCAACCCAATTTGCAGCCGCTTGACCTTCGTAAGGAAATGCGTTCGACCCAAAAGATATTGTTACTGTACTGCCGCTAATAGAGGGAGTTCCTGTAAT